TATGGCCTTAGCAGGTATGTCTGCTAGATACCAAGCCCAAGCTGATGCCTTTGCAGCTGGCAGAGGCCCAGGTGGGGCAGCGCCATTATCTACAGATCCATACGACATTTTAATTAGACAACTTGCACCAGAATTAAATAGCCAATACGGATTACCTGCACAAGAGGCTATCTCATTAGCCCACATGTCTGCAAGGTATCAAGCCCAGGCTGATGCAATTACTTTAAGAATAGATGCTTCTGGCGACAAGATGAGCCAAGCAATTGCTGAGAGTATTCAACAAGCGACTAGAAATGGTTATAGCATTTCTGGCGCTGGACAGTTGCCATAATGACATTACCTGTAATTAATGCTGTAATTAACTTTAGCACTGGCCCTAGTTTTGCTCAGGCTATGATTTTAGATACAGGTATTTTAGGAACAAACGTATTAGCAGATTCAGCATCTGTAATTGTAGATGTATCTAATCAAGTAAACAGAATTGAAACCAATAGAGGCCGTACTGCATTAAGTGATGAGTTTCAAACAGGTTCCCTTACTTTACGTATTACAGATCAAAATGGTGATTTTAACCCACAAAATGTATCTGGGCCTTATTACAATTTATTAACGCCTATGAAGAAAGTGCAAATTACTGCTACTTATGGATCAGTAACTTATCCTATATTTGCAGGATACATTACAAGTTATGTTACTACCTATCCACAAGAATCAGAAGATGTAGCCATGACTACCATACAAGCCGTAGATGCATTTAGATTAGCCCAGTTAGCACAGATAAGCACAGTGGCTGGTACTAGCGCTGGTCAATTATCGGGCGCACGTGTAGACGATATTTTAGATCAGATTTCATGGCCAGCATCTCAGCGAGATATTGATCCAGGTCTTACTACATTACAGGCAGATCCAGGTACTAACCGCACGGCATTACAGGCACTATTCACAGTAGCCAATTCCGAATATGGTGCTATCTATGTTGATGCCGATAATAACTTTGTATTTCAAGATAGAGCAGTTACAGCTAGTTCTATTGGTGGCACACCTACAGTGTTTGCAGATGATGGATCTGGTATATCTTACTTTGATGCAACCTGGATATTAAATGACGTATTAGTATTTAATAAAGCCACAATTACTAGAGCTGGTGGTACTCCACAGGTAGCCCTAAATCAATCTAGTATAGATAAATACTTTTTGCATAGTTATTTCTTAGATAACCTATTAATGCAATCAGATGCCGTAGCCCTAGATTATGCCCAGGCTTATATTGCCTCTAGGCAAGAAACCTCTATCCGTGTGGATGCCATAGTCCTAGACCTATACACACCTAGTTACAATTCAGGCATAGTAGCTGCCTTAGACCTAGACTTCTTTGATCCAATTACAGTTAAGACCACCCAGCCTGGTGGATCGCTTTTAGAAAAAACTTTACAGATTTTTGGGGTACGCATGAATATAACCCCGAATAGTTGGAAAACCACGTTCACGACACTAGAGCCAGTTATAGACGCTTTTATCCTAGATAATAGCATTTATGGTACTTTGGGCTATAATGTCCTAAGTTATTAAGGAGTATAGATGGCTATAGGATTTCCAGTAAAAGACAATTACGTAACAGGCGAGGTATTAACCGCCGCCAATATGAACGATCTTTCTGGCACAGTAAACACATTATCAGGCACTAGACTTGCTTCCGGTAAAAACGCTTTTATAAACGGCAATTTTGGAGTTTGGCAAAGAGGAACTAGTGTGTCCGTTGCAGCTTCTGCAACAGCAACATATACCAGCGATAGATTTGCCTTAACAACCCAAGCCAATCAAGCGTCAACTGTTTCTCGACAATCCACAAACGATACAACTAATTTACCTACTATTCAGTATTGCGCAAGAGTTCAGAGAAACTCCGGACAAACTGGAACCGGTTCTATGATTTTTGGTCAATCATTAGAAACATCTAATTCAATTCGTTATGCTGGTCAATCAGTTATTTTATCTTTCTATGCTCGTAAAGGTGCTGATTATTCAGCAACAAGTAGTGCATTAAGTGCAAACATTTATACTGGAACGGGAACAGATCAAAGTCGAGTTGCTGCAAGTTATACTGGAGATGCACAGGCATTAACTACTAGCGTAACGTTAACAACTACTTGGCAACGTTTTACTGTTAGCGGAACTATTGGCGCAACTGCAACTGAATTAGCTGTTATTTTCATATCTAGCATGACTGGCACTGCAAGCACTAATGATTATTATGAAGTAACTGGAGTTCAACTGGAATTAGGCACAACGGCCTCAACTTTCCAAACTGCAACTGGCACAATTCAAGGCGAGTTAGCCGCTTGTTTAAGATATTACTGGAGAAATACAGCAAATGGTGTTTACACTCCGTTAAGTGGTGTTGGCGTTTTTGCGTCAAGTACATCTTTTAGACCCACAATAAGTTATCCAGTAACAATGCGAACTACACCGAGTGTCGCTGTGTCAGCAGCAAACCAAATACTTGCAACCAATGGTTCAAGTAATTTTACTGCTTCAGCAGTAGCAATATCGGACACTGCTAATACATCTAACGCAAACTTAGCAATAACTGTTTCAGGTGCTACTACTGGACAAGCAGGAGTTTTATATTCAAACAACAACGCATCAGCCTACATAGAGTTTAGTTCGGAGTTATAATGGAACAAACAATTTACGAAGTACTTACATTTGGTACAGAGCCAATGATAACCAATGTTATACAAAGAACAGACCCAGACGGAAAAATATGGTCTATTCCTATTGACCCTGCGAACTCAGATTATCAAGAATACTTAAAGTATTTAGAAGATAACGAAGAATAATGAAACCCTGGCTGTGTGCAGCTGGAGTGCAGTTAAGAGATCAGATTGATACCTGGTATCCAGATCGCCGCTCTACCAGTGATGGGTGGATTGGTGATGCTCGTCATTCCGCCAGTAAATCGGATCATAATCCAGACAAATCTGGGGTCGTCAGAGCCATTGATATTGATTCTCGTTTGGATTCATCCGAGCAGCTCTCGATATATTTGGCTGACCAGATCAGGGTCTGTGCAAAAACCGATAAGCGCATATCTTACGTAATCCATAATGGCTTTATAGCTTCAAGGATTATGGGATTTAAGTGGCGGCGCTACAGAGGTATAAACCCGCATAAAAAACACATACATTGTTCTTTCACAAAGTCAGGTGACAAAGATGGTAAGCCGTTTGATATACCACTACTAGGGGGGAAAATATGAAGATAACAAAGAAGCAGAAAGCAATACTAAAATCTTACGCACGTGGGGTATTAGTATCTTTTTTAACATTTTTAGCAAGTAATGAATTAGGTTTAGATCCAGCACTGTCTGTAGTAGTTGCAGCATTAGCTGGCCCAGCAGCTAGGGCTTTAGACAAATCCGATAATGCTTATGGCATCGGTGCAGATGCGAAATGAGTCCAACAGAATGGGCTGGCTTTGGCGCTGGCGTTATGGCCGTGCTATCAGGCGGGCTAATCGGATTACGTTTTCTCGTTAAAGGCTGGTTAAACGAACTAAGACCTAATGGTGGATCTAGTATGAAGGATCAATTAACAAGGTTAGAACAGCGTGTTGATGATCTATTCCTTATCATGAATAAGCGACAATAGCAACATGGCTACCGCACGCAAGCGTAAGAAGGTTAATAAGCGCAAGGGCAAATACACCCATGAGCAAATTAATACCAAGTTAGATACTTATGCCATTTCGTTGCGTGAGTTTTATTTAAGCCTAAGACGTGCAGGATTTCCAGTAGATCAAGCTCTAGGAATGTGCGATAAAAATGTATTCCCAGATTGGCTAACACCATCTAGCCCAGACTTTGATCCAGTTAATCCAGACCATGACCCTTACGAGGATGAGGACTAATTGCGCAAAATCGCTTTTGTGAGTGATCTGCAAGTACCTTTTTTTAATGAGAAATCTGTTAAATCTGTTGGCCGCTTCCTGGCTAAATGGAATCCACATAGGACTATATGCATTGGTGATGAGATTGATTTACCACAGCTAGGTGGTTTTAATGCTGGCACCATTGATGAGATGGTTGGCAATATAAATGACGATAGAAAACAAACACAAGAAGTCCTAACATACTTAGGCGTAACAGATGTATTAGGAAGTAATCATGGAATCAGACTTTACCGATCAATCAAAAAACGACTACCATCATTCCTCAACTTACCAGAAATGCAGTATGAGCGTTTTATGGGATATGACAAGCTTGGAATCAAGTTCAGTCCTTTCGGGCTTGACTGGGCGCCAGGCTGGACAGCCGTTCATGGCGACTCTTTCCCGCTTAGCCAAATTCCTGGACAAACGGCCTTAAACGGGGCTAGAAGGCTAGGTAAGAGCGTTGTCTGTGGGCATACCCATAGATTAGGGTCTGCGGCCTTTACAGAGGCATCTAGAGGCCAATTAGGGCGTACTGTATGGGGTTATGAAGTCGGAAATCTCGTTGATTTAAGCAGTTCAGGCATGGCATATACACGGGGCTATGCTAACTGGCAACAAGGCTTCGCTGTGGCTT